ATTGATAGCCGTAACTGGATCAAGAAAAACCTGGCCGTTATGTTTGTTAAAAGTGTATGTTGACGCATCGATCAACGTATCAGATCCATATTGGCGATCGGGATCGCTATGAATTGACGTTATCGCCGTCACCGGTTTAACCGGTAATTGTAGAACCGAAGGGTTCATATATTGGGGGCCATCAAGATGGAAGGTATAAGCGTGTGAATCCAACGTCGGCCCCATGACTGTTGAACTTTGGGTAACCTCCGGAAAAGAAAGATAGCGGGCGATCGCCGTTTCAACTCTACTGATTAACGCCGTCAATTCGGCGTCAATACCTGCGCCCTGAATTTCAGGGAGGTATTCTTTCAGTAGTGCATTATCGACAATCGCCACGCTTTAACCCTTAGCTAAAATCTCGAGCATCTCGAACTTTGATATTCAAGACGACATCAGTAATAACACCACCAGTTTGAACGCTTGTAATTTTCAAAGACTGTGATCCTGAAAAATTAGCTTTTTCATTGTTGCCCATGGTTAGATCTTCACTAACGCCTTTTGCTAAAGTTGTACCGGTGCCGCCGCTGTTTGTATTTCTTGAACACAAAGCAGTTGCTCCATCACTACCAAGAACGGTCAATGTAACATAAGCACCGGCGGCGGTTATTGCTTGATTTGCAACAATTGAAACCGCTTCGACTTCAACCAAACGATCGAAAGGTATATAATATTCTTTCGTTCCGGCTGATGATGCTTCGTCAATGTGGAATGTATAATTTTGTATACTCATTTTAAATAATCCTCTTATTAGCTGTTTAAGTCGAAAAGGTAAGCACAATTATCAGTTCCAGCCGCATCAACAGAGGCGACAACGTTGCGCATTGTTGAAACGATCTCGATCGATCCGCTTCCGATGTTCTTGTCAGTCTCGACGGTCACGCCGCGCTTTTGATACTGTGAGAAACTCGCAGCGTTATAGAACAAAATACCTGTTTTAGTTTTTGTAACGTTGTCATATTTTCCAGATGCCGCCATGTCATTACCGACAAATCTGGAAAGCAAGACGCTATGGCCAAATATGGAAGCGACGGAACCCTGCACAAGCGATGCGCTGGGCCCGAATTTGTCCATGGTCAGAAGGTCAGGGTTGGCCATTAAATGCTTCACCATAGCCTCAGGGCTGCAAACAATATACAAATTTCCAACACCTAATTCTCCCATTGCGCTAATACGACCAAGCAATTCTGTCGTTGTTGCGAGTGCAGGCGCGGCGGCTGCTGTTTGCGTCGCGGCTGCAAATGATCGTTGTCTCAAACCATCAAAGGCTTTTCGGTGATCGTCTGCGCCACCAAGACCGGCGGCACCCCAACGTGATCGAATATTCCATGAGCCAAGGGCATCGCCAAGAGTGCCAGAAGCGTCTCCATTGATGAAGCAATCCTCCCAGGCATCTTCAAGATCTGAAGCGATTTGGCGGGTTAAGATTGGCATTAGTGCAAGCGCTGAATCTTCGGCTGCACCATCGTCAACGACGTATCGAGTTGCAAAACCTTTAACGGAAATTGTCTTACTTTCTGTTAAAACAGTAGAAGCCTGATAATTTGCAGGGTTGTCAGTTGATACCTGGCCTTTAACATAAGGACGGCCACCGCGACCCATGCGAGGAATGATCATAGTGTTATTTTGCATCTCAACTGATGGCATTAAAGCTCTAAGGTTACGCGGAACCTGGAAGGTTTCGTAAAGCTCGGCGCGAAATTGATCAGGGATAAATTCAGCACCTGCACCGGCCCCATCATAAAAAGCGCGGGTTACGGCTGTTTTGATTTCAGAAGGTGCGCGCTCGATATGCTTATAGATAGCAAGATCGCCCTTTGGGGTGTGGGGATTGGTCATCAATGATCGGCACCAAGCTCTTTTTTGAGTAAGATCAATTAATTCTTTATGCCATTCGTTAGCCGGGGTTTTGCTTGTAAGTAAGCCCTCGACCTCTGTTTCAAAAGTGCCCTGACCTTTTACTTGAATCTTTTTTGTAACCGTACCAAGTTGGATCGATCCGTCTTGATTTAAAAATGACTTGAGACGAGAATCGCCGCCGCTCATTTGTACAGGTTTAGCGACTGATTGCGCTTCTTGCAATTTACGCTGAGCAAGCTTCAGATCATCCACCTGACGTGAAAAATTCGCCATCTTGTCAGTGGCCGTATTTTGAAATTGCTTAATGCCCTTGATTATTTCGCGGGCTTCTTTTACCATATTTTTGTCGTGTGACATTTTGGTAGCTCCATTTTTAGGTGAAAGCCCGAATTAGGGCGGTTAAAAACTGTTTTTCTTGTTCGTCTTCGCTGTCTTCGTCGTCTTCATCAGATGCGCCGCGATTACCATCGGCATCATTATCATCATCAGAATCGTTATATTCCGGCGGCGTTTCTTCGAATTTCTCATAGTAGCCCGATAGAAGCTCATAAACGGCCTCCTTGTCTTCGTCTGGTATATTGACGTCACCTTCAAGCAATTGACGCATAGATCGCTCGATTAGGTCCCAATAAACAACCAATTCGCCCTCATCAGGTGCGGCGTCTTCTGGTAGCTCTTCATTTCTCATTCGCGCGATCATCATTTTGTAAGCGTCCATGTCGGACGGATCGCCTTTTTCAACAAATGCAAAAGCATTGGCCAGCATGTCGTAATCATCATCGCCAAGAATGGCCCCGATAATCTCGCTCATGTCTTGATCTTCAGGGTTATGCTTTTCTTCTTTTGGTGCGGTTGGAAGGTCTGCGCCTGAAACGGCCTTTTCTTCTTTCTCTTTTTCCTCTTCGCTGTCTTCGTCATCGGCCCCGGCGTATTCTTCAAGCCAATCAAAACCCATTTCTTGAGAAGCATCACCGCCGCTTCCCCATCCAACGTCTACCTCTTCATCTTCGGCGGGCTCTGAATGTGCGACGGCTTTGGCAAATTCTACAAGCCAAGAATCCTGCGTCTCTTTTACTTGCATAATGTGACGATTGATTGAATCTAATCTTGATCGCTTTTCAAATATGCCCTCAAGATCGGTAAACGATAGCGATTTCGCGGCGATTGCGGCTGTTGCTTGACCGTTAGCGGGAACGGTGACAACTGATAGCTCTAACAATTCAGAACGCTGATAAAAGACGCCCTCTGGGCCATATGCTTTATGATCCTTTGGTAGCTCAGATCGTGGCGTCATTTCAATTGGCTGAAAACCAACGCTTACAGCGTTAATAAAACCCGCTTGAGCTTTTCGGGCAATCATCGCGGCATGTGGATCGGCCATATCAAATTCAACGTCGATCATTAATTTACCGTCCACAACATCAACAGAAATAGCGCGGCCTATTGGTGGGGCCATTTGATCATGATTCCATAAAATAACGCTATTTCTTTTGTAGGATTCTAATTCCCAATTTTGTGATACGACATCACCATAACGATCGATCGCATCTGTAGAGGCTACATAAGAGATCTTAACGTTTTCACCATCGGCGGCTTTTTCGTTTTGCTTCTTTTCGATTCGATGACCAATAATTTTTTTTATCATTTTAAAGCCCCGGTTTTTTTATATCATAAATTTTAGTAATTACATCTATTAAAGGAAATACAGGTATGACCTTATTCTCTGATCACAACCGGCTTAACAACGCACCTACAATTACAATCTTCTGCCGGGTCATTAAACGATCCCGGGGTTAGCGATCTTTCTCCTGAGCTTGTTACAAAATATTCATCAGGTTCAATCGCGTTCTTTTTCTGTGAATAGGTTTTGATCAAATACTTATGTGAATCGCGGGTGTAGTCGTCAGTATTTCCTAACCATGATTTTTTTACCTTGATCCCGTAAGAATTAGAATCTTTAATTGATTGGAGGCCGGCGTTTCCGTGGATTCTTGTGCTTTCTGTACGCCCAATTAATCGACCTCTTGCATAACTGAAATCAGGATCTTGACTTATTTGAATCGCAATATCTCGAATTGGAAGCCCTTCATTTAAACCACTTGAGACCAAACGCTGCATTTTTCGCATTGTTGTCTTTGCGATTTCGTCGGCCATTTCTTCAATGAATTGTGATGGGTACTGATCCAACAATTGCCCGTATTCATTCCAAGAACTTAAAAAGTCAAAGGGGCTTTTCTGTGCAATTCTAAAAATGCGCCTCATTTCTGTTACGCCGCTTTTGATAAACTCACGACGCCAAACCGATCCAATGATTCTAATGATTTGCGCTTTTTCAATTGCATAGCCTAAGAATGAAGCCCAATCGACAATTAAAGATTTCGTTTTTGGATCATAATTTCTTTGCTTGACTTGCTGATTGAATCTTTGAATGTATCGACGCTTTGCCGCCCTTAGATATTTATTTGTCGCTTTTTGTACCTTTCTTTCGGTTGGCCCGTGTTGCTTTTTGATAAAGTCTTTCCATACCCGATCGATAATTTCTTTTCCTTCAAAGTCAGATTTGATCATTGACTTCTTTTTTGATTCGGTCAAGGACACTATGGCTGCCCTGGAAAAGATTAGGCAAGATCCCTTTCATCTAGATTTCAGTGGTACTGACTATGTGGATAAATATATCAATGTAAGTATTC